ACAAGCCAGAAAATAAAAAGAAATACGAAGATAACTGGGACGCTATTTTCGGAAAAGAAGAAACTGAAACTAAATTAAAGGCGCAATAATTTATGGCAACAACTTATCTTCAATTAACTAATGAGCTTTTGCGTGAACTCAACGAAGTTGCCCTTACATCAACAACTTTCGCAGCCGCGTTAGGTGTTCAACAACATGTTAAAGATTCAGTAAATAGAGCTTACTTTGATATTATAACTGAAGAACCGCAATGGCCTTTTCTAGCTTCGGCAGAAAGCGGTGAGACAGATCCAATGTACGGTAATGTATATGTTGAGACTGTTGCAGGCACAAGATTTTATGAACTGAAACCAGCTAGTTCAAACATTA